AGACGCATAGTAAGTGTAAGAATCTTCAGAGTTAGATAACTTACCGATTGCCTTACCTGCTGAAGCTGTATCTACATATACCTTGAAAGCTGTATCGCTAGTCTTGTCAACTTTGTTGTAGATACTTGCATAGTTAGCTGATGATGGGTCATCGTTACCGTTGAAACCGTTACCGCCGATAGTCATTTCACCAGCTTCAACAGCTTCGCCAACTTTGCTAACCTTTACATTGTTATATGTAATATCAGCACATCTTGATGCAAAGAAACCAACATAAATATCATCAGTCATTGAAAGTCCAGAACCGTCAATTACTGCTGATTCTGTACCAAATGTAACTGTGTAGTTAGTACCAGACTTCTTGATACTTACAGGAATATCATCGCCTGGCTGTGGTACAGATGTAAGTGTAGTAGTCTGCTTGTCAGAAAGTACACCAGCTTTTCTTGTGTATGCAAAACTCATATCACCTGGAAGAGCGTCGCCCTTTACTGTCTTAAGCATTTCAATAGGACCTGCTGTAACGTAATCACCAAGTGTAGCACCATCTGTAGTGTTACCATCGTTTACAAGTACATTATCTCTTACTGTAGCACCGAAAGAAACCTGATTGTTTGCATTGTTAATACCATTTACGTGTGCAGTAGCAGAAATTGTGAAATCGTCTTCTGCCTTTAACTGCTGATAGTACATTACAATACCATCCTGGTCAGAACTAATCTTACCCTGACTATCAACAGCCTTTGATGGGTCGTTGTAATCTGGTACACCCATTCTTACCTGAACGCTGTTACCATTTTCCTTAACATCGTAAGGCATAACACCGTTTTTGTATAATGGACTTTCAGTATTGCCGTAGTTATCAATTCTTTCCTGTGTACCTACACTACCGAAAACTGTAGCTTTCCATGGAGAAGTTGTTGGCCAAGTTTCGCCATCAACAATACCATATTTGCCATCTTCGCTAGTAGTAGCAACAGCATCTTCTCCGTTAGTAACTGCAACACCTGAAACAGTAGCGTCACTAGGAGATGTTTCAGAGCTTTCTACAGTAGTTTCGCCTGTAGTTACGTCTGCGTCTTGGGCATAAACTACATTAAATGATGTAACGAGCATCGTTGTAGCTAATGCCATAGCTAATAATCGCTTTTTCAAAAAAATTCCTCCTTTATATAAAGTTGACACCTTGGACTCGAGTGTCCCTACAAGATATAGAGCAAAAAAAACAGCCCTTTTCACTCAAATAAACCGTTGCACCTCAATTTATCTAGCCAAAAGCACTTTCTTTTGAACATACCCTCTTGTAGTCAATATCATTATATCGAAATTTCACCTAAAAAGCAATATTCAAACCCACTAAAAAGCACCAGTTTTTACAATCCAAATGTCTATTTACGCAAACTTTTTGATACATATTTACCATAATAACTTTTTATCACTAAATATAGGTGTGACCCCACTGTTTAAGCCTAAATGTTCTATATTTTACAATAAATTGATAATTTTTCTTCTTAATAATAAGTTTGTTATTGTTCAGCTTTTGTACAAAATGCACAAATTTCCTTTTTATCAAAAACTAACAACATTAGTTAGAATTTTAACTAAATTATAATTTTTCTTAAACATAAAAAAAGCCGACATACTCTATAGTATATCGACTTTCTATTTGGTTTACATTCCGTCAATTTTATTAAATTCTTCTACAATTTTGAAATCTTCGAATGTAAATTCCATTTCTTCATCTAAATATTCACCCTCAGCGTCAAATTTAGCAAGTATACCTCCGTCAATGTTACAATCAATAAGAATTACTGATTGTCTGCCTACATCACTTGAAGGGTCTTCATTTACCACCTGAATATCAAAGTATATATCCTGACCTGTATTTTTGTACTCCTTTAACAGCCTACGAAAAATACTTGTGTTATAATGAAACTTGGCACTACCCTTGCCTACCCAACCTGTAGACCTATTACCTCTGCCTGTTTTTCCTAATATAGGCACTTGAATTTTTGTTTTCTCCACTTTT